TACCTGTGCTATCACGTACAAGATGCGGCGCCCACCGAGATCTACACAGACTAGATCCTCGGCAGCGTCAGA